GCTATACATATTAATTTGTTGTTATTATACAACAGCAACAACGCAAAATTTCATGGTATATAGGTGCAAAATCACCATCATGAATCTGTAAGTACTTCTTTATAATTTTTTACGCGAATCTAAATTGCGAAGCAAGGACCCAATTGGGGCCTCTAAACTAGCCCAAAATCACCAGGTTACGGTGCGTAAGTACTTCCCTAATTTTTTTTGCACAGGAAAATTTTCTCGGCCCAGAACCCATTCGCTATATACTAGTATATGCTACACACACTTGCCCCCAAACTCTTATCAGCTATACTAAGCGTTGCTCAAAGTACCAGCTTGCGTAACCGTGTATATGCCATGGAAGATCGATTGGACATACTGGAAACAGCCATAGAGGATATAGAGCGTATTAATGCCAACGCTAGTAATCCAAATGCGCTAGTTGCGGGTATTGTAGCTAATGTAAAGCAACATAATGACACTATAAAGGACTATTATGCCAACAGTAGAAGAACTTAACAAGTATAATGACAGCGGCCGTATGTTGTCAAAAGAAGAGATTGTAGCTGAGTACATTAAGCTATACAAGCCAGAGCCAACTCCATTTACGCATCCAGAACTGTTTGACCCATTAAATCCTCCTCCAGGATGGGCTTATGATGCTTGGCATGCTATATGGTGGAAGCATCCAACAGAAGCACAAGCTCGCGCACAAATGTGGTTTGTTGTGGCCTGCTGTGTAGGTATGGCTATTTGGATAGCGAGTGTACTATATGGATAAGCAGAAGATCAACGGTAGGGACTGGTACTATGACAGCGAGATGGGTGTATATCGTCCTGCAGATCCGCCTGAATCCTTGTGGAGTAAATGGGGATGGGTAGTCTGCGTTATTGTGCTGAGTTTGGTCTGTTGGCTACTAGATTAACACACTTTATAGTCATCACGGTTAACAGCGGATTAATTACCCTGTGTACATCGTTAGCCATGACTGCTCGCAACTCTAGCCTAACTCTTGAACACTGGTGGCCTAACTGGTTAATATCGTGGGCTATGGTCTTTACCTTTGTATACCTGTTTGCCGGTAGGATTAAGGGGTTACTAGATCGGTTGCTTGAACGGTAACGCTAATATCGCGTTTTACCGTTACCGCTTCGCGGGTGTAAAATTTTACCGCGCTTCGCGAAAGTCTTGAAAATTTTCCGCTTCCGCTTCGCGTGTTAATAATCTGCCGTCACAGCCAATTAAGTAAAAATAGTGTACGATGCTTGTCGTATTTAAAAGCCACGCTGACAGCATAACAGTGTGTGGCCATGTTCCAAGCCCAGCGATCGTATTTGGGGCCTGTATAGCTGAGTAACCATTGCTCGACATCCATAACACCCGTAACCCAATCTATTTGCTCGCTACCACGTGAGGGCCATTGAATATCAGCAACATATTTAAAGTCATGTAGGTCTGGAAAATAATCACGCATTTTATTACTCCAAAAAAAAGCACTCCGAAGAGTGCTTGTTTGTATTACGCTTGTGCTTCGCCCCAACGTAGAATCAAGTTAGCAGTTGTAGCTGTTCCTGCAACCTTATACACGTTAATGGCCAATACGTCTGGACCATTAGGGAATGTACCACGTCCACCGATTGATGTTGAAGTCAATTCTTTCAAGCCTGACAAGTCCAATGTATCAACGTTTCCAGGGTTAGTAATGAACGAGAATACCTGTTCACCCGGTAATGCATAAGCAGAACCAAACTGGAATGTTGGTGTAGCTGATGCCGCAATAGCACCGTTAGATGATTGTGTAAAGCCCACACGATATACAGTAGTTGCACCATATGTACGTGAAGTAACCGCGTTAACTGATGTACCAGCTGGGAAGCTAGTATAACTTGTGGCAATCTTAGTACCAATTGTAGCACCAGATGCTAGCCAGCTTGTTGAATCAAAGAACAAGTAGTTAGTACGTGTGTATGTTGCAGATGTACCAGCTGCCGTTACGGTAATAGTTTGGTTCTGTCCTGCACCAGCAGTACTTGTACCATTGGCATTACCGCTCATTAACACACGAGTATAACTTGTACCACCTAAGCTGACAAACGCAGGAGTTACTGATGTAATAGTTTGACCACCAGTAAGATATGTTGCTATACTTAATCCATCGCCTGCGGCAATACCGCTAGCCGTCCAATCTGTGTCAGTTACTAGGAAGTCTAAACGACTACTTGCCAAAGCTGAACCATACGCACTGGTAAACGCACTAGTTGATGTAACTGTTACGTTTGAACCTGTTGTACTTGAAGCATTACCGTTACCGCTCATAATAATACGAGCATAAGCAGTACCTGCAATAGTAATATAGTTCTGTGTTACACTAGATACGGTTTGGCTACCTGTTAATACTGTTGATGCTGATAATACGTCAGTAACTTTAAAGTTAGCGGCAATACTTGCGTACTGTGCTTGAGTAATAATAAAGTCAGTACGTGATGCACTAACCGCGGCCAAATAAGTGCCGCCAATTGCGCTAGTTGCTGTTACAGTAATGTTATTAGCACCGTTAGTTGCTGCCGCTGTACTTGTAGCATTAGCCACAGCACTCATTGTGATACGTGTATAACTTGTACCGGCAATTGTAATGTAACCTGTAGTAATACTGTTAATTGTTTGATTAGCAGTCAGATATGTTGCTACACCTAATGTATCACCGACGTTTAATGTAGTAGTCAATGCCGCATAGCTTGTATCGCTAATCAAGAAGTCATTACGAGCCGAGCTTAATGCCGACTGATAAGTTGCATTATATAGTGTGGCAAATGTTACAGTAATGTTATTACCTGAACCAGCTGGGCTAGTTGTAACAGCGTTAACACTCATTACAATTTGTGTATATGAACTACCGCCATAACTTCTGTTGATAGCACTAATAGTTGCACCACCAGCAATACCAGTACCTGTAATTGTGTTACCAACAATGATTGCAGGACTTAGTGCATCATACTGTGTATTAGTAATTAAAATATCATTACGATATACACTGGTAGCACTTTGATATCTGTTGGCAGTAGTTGTTTGCGCCAATACACTAATACTTGTAGCACTCTTTATAACTGGGTTTGCGCTTAGTACAATGCGAGTGTATGCGCCACCATTGTAACCTCTTGTGATACTGGTAATAACTGTACCAACAGCAAAGTTTGTACCTGTGATTGGATCACCCGGTAATATTACAGGACTTAATGCATCATAAGCAGTATTACTGATCAAAATATCATTACGTGCTGTATCAGTCGCTGAGTTGTAAGCAGTTGTACCATATGGCTGTGTACCACTAAATCCAAGAGCTGTTAAGTTCTGACCGGTACCAGTGAATGGCTGTCCTGAAGCAAATCCAAGAGCTGTTGCTGTTTGACTTGCATAACCAAAGCTGGCCGCAGTTAATGTTTGTGTAGGCGCACTACTGAATCCAATAGCAGTCAACGTACTAGTACTTGGAGCAAAACTACGTGCTGTAAGGTTAGTAGTAAACGCACCTTGTACTGTTGCAGTTGTCTGACTAAAGTTACCAGACCATGTTACAGAACCACCTGGAGCAATTTGTGCAAATGATGGCTGACCACCAGCCGCGCTTGATGCAAGACCAGTCCATGTAATCTTTGTAGGATCAGTTGGATAGTTACTTGGATTTAAAATACCTTCAATAACAATACCGCCAGCTGTAACTGCTGTGCTACCGTTAGGTCCAGTAGCACCAATACCGTCAGTAGTAACAGATACCGCTTGTAACAATAACTGTGCTCGGTTTAGCAATTCTTTATCACCTAAGTCACCGACTTGTGCGTTAGATACTGATGGTGCTAGTCGAATCAAGAACGCAGTGTTCTTTTCTAGTGTAGCTTGAATACTACTTGCAGAATAGTTAAACAAGTAACCACGGTCACTGTCAAACTGTCCGTCGATCATAAACGCAGAACCCCAGTGACTAATAATTGGAGTAATAGTGTTACTTACTAGCACAACACCAGCTCGGGCCGAGTGTGACGCCGCAACACCAGCTGTAAATGTACGAGTTGATCCTGCCACGAATTGAGTTAAACTTGCGGCACGAGTACATCCAGTTAAGTTTTTACCGTCGTTACCGGTGTAACGGATCATTTCTGCATCAATCATTACAGTACCAGCATTTGGGAACCAGTAAGCATCAACTAACGGAATAGTTGTAACTGTAGCGTTAATAGCGGCACTTAGTTGATTTTTAGCACCTTCATTGATAACTTCATAGCGAACAGGTTGGTTACCAGTACGCATGTAAGCTTCTGAGTTAACGTTGCTGTTACGGAAACGGTGTGCAAAAGTATAGTTACCATCTGGACCACGTAGCATGAAGTCAATAAAGCCTGCGCCATACCATGTCCATTGCATACCGATCATTTGCATTTTAGTTACATCAAGTGTATATCCTGATGCACCTGACCCGTTAAGCGGATCAAGGTTCCAACTTTCTTGCGGCACAACAAGGTCAATGGTTTTCATAGCTTTGCCACCAACAACGTCGTTAACACCGCGATAGTCTGGTGTTACTGTCATTACAGTATCGCTTGTAAGTGTAGATATTACATGACTCATACCTTTAATAACAATACGATCACCTACTGCTAACTGTTGTGTAAATCGTGTTCCAACACCTGTTACTAAATTATTATTAGCTTGGATACTGATAGTACCTGCAATGTTATTAGTGCTTGAACGCTTTACTAAAGCCATTCTAATACCATCATACTGCCAGAACATACCGTTCTGATCATCAAATGTACCAGAACGAATTGTAGCACCGTGCCATCCACGGACACTCATATAACATGGACTACCTAGTACAGGAGTTGTTGACCCAAGTGTAGTAACTGCTGTAACTGTTAATGTACGCTCGTCAACAATCCTAGTTACAGTATAAATGCCATCGTACCCGCTAGTAGTAACACCTGTAATAGTAATTTGAGCACCAATTTGACAACCGTGGTCTGTATCATCGGTAGCAATAGTAATAGTGCTACCTACGGCTGTTCCGTTTGCTGAAACTGTTGATAAGTCATAACTTGGAGCAAATAACGCACCCGTGTTGTACATAACACCCTTACCAGATTGGTAACGAATATATTTCTTACTCATACGAATTGCTGTAGCACCGTGTGCTGGACCGCCTGTACCTAATTGTACACCACCGTCATATGGTCTATGTACAAAGTAACTGTCTGGACGAGCATATACTACACCAGTTAAGGTGTTAGCAATAATACCAGGGGTACGTGCTGTATATCTTAAGGTTGTTGCTGTTGGTACTTGCTCAACGTAATAACTACCGCTGGCAAGTTGTGCGTTTGAGCCAGAGCTGTTAATTTGAACAGTGATACTATCGCCAGGGACAAATCCGTGTGCTGATAAGAATCCAATTTCAATAGTAGCAATGGACGTATATGATAGGCCAGTGTTGCTACTTGCAATCTGCGCTGTTGTAACATCGTTCATTGTGAACGAGCTAATAAAGTTAACGTTTGGTGTAGTGACTGGAGTACCAGATACTGTGAATGCAATAATATCGCCGCCGACTGCTACTGACAGGACGTTAATAGCCGCATCACCGTTACCAGCAGAAATAGTTAGATTGTCCCCAATAGCATATCCAGATCCTGGATTATTAATAGTCACTGTGTCAATTACACCGCCACCGCCTGTTACAATATCAACAGTTAATCCTGTACCGGCACCGGTATTGTTTACAGTATCTACGTTGATCTGATCAGCGTATCCAGTACCAGGAGTTAATGAAGTTGGATCCAATGCTGTAACTGATAATAATGGTGCTGCCGAAGTTACTGTAATAACTACATCGTTTGTAGAAGTAACCCCGTCAACACCAGTGCCGTCAATTGTAATAGTATCGTTAGCAACATACCCTTGTCCGTTTGATCCACCAATTGCCGCTTGATAAACTGTGTTTAAACGAGATACGTCAAACGTTGCACCCGAGCCAGCGCCGCCTGTTGTACCAGTTAAACCTGTATAAGTTTGATTAGTACCTAATATTTTGCTAGTTAATGCTCCGCTAAGACTTACAGTATTTCCTTGAATGTCAGTCACTGATACTGCTACACCGTCACCACGGTTAACTACTAGTCCTGCACTAATCCCTGAAGTAGATTGAACAACAAGACTTGTTGCTCCTACGATTGCAGTACTAGTTAATCTTGTAACTGCTACTGAGCCGCCGTTACCGGTAACCGCAGTAATTTGTGTTCCTGAATTAATTCCAGTCCCGGTTAATGGTGCGCCAACTACTGGAGCAGTGCCGCTGAAACCAATAATGTTAGCGCCAACTGGAGTAATTAAACTTGTTGTAATTGTGCCGCTTTGTCCGTTTGAATAAACAAGGAAACTTGGTGTACCAACTGAAGCACCTGTGTAGTATCCTGCCTTACGTAGTTGTGTATAATTAGAACTTAATAATGTAGGATTAACAGTACCTACTTTAGATTTAGCGTAATAGTTAAATGTTGTACTGTTAACAACGTTAGCAACTTGGAAGGTACCTTCTGCGCGGCCAAATCCTTTTACAGAAGCTGCCAACGCTTTAATAGTAAACACATCGTTAACTGAAAAGCCGTGTCCTGCCGCAGTAACCACTGTAATTAAACTTGCACCAACGTTACCAGTGCCAGCACTAGCATCGGTGTTAACAGATATTACCGGTAAATCACTACCTGGAATTTCATACACTGATGGATAGTTACGCATCATTGAAATTGCTTGCCACTTAGTTGGTTGTAGTCCGTACTCAAAGTCAGCGTCAAGCATGGACTGTGGAATACCAACTTTCATACGTTCCATTGCGTCAGTTGCAATAGAATTTAATCTAACTGCTTGCTCCTTGCCTTCAACAAATATCTGAATACTATCAGTAACCATCATACCAGTTGTATCAACATCAAGGGTGAGAGTTGTAATTTTTTCTACGCCATATAGTGCCGCTGGGAAGTCACTATCAAATTGTTCTGAATAAGTTAATTCAGCCGCAGTATCCGGATCTGAAAAATTATATAGAATAGTGTTGCGTGTAGTATTTGTAATTAAAAGTATATCTTTTAACTTAAAGAATCCTGGAAACTTAATTGCTCCTCTATTTGATATTACAACTGGAGAAGAACTTAATCCGTTAGTAATAACTTGAATAACAATTTCTGATAATATTGAGATTAAACTGTTAGCATATGGTTCTGCGGCAACTGATAAGTCAATTACTTGAGGAACTGCTGTTTGTCTGGCACTGAATGCTACGTTAGGTAAAATATTATTTTCAATTAAGTTTTTAATAAATGTGTGAGCGTATATTTCAGGTTGTCTGTCGCCGTCAACCTGCGGAACACCAAATTCAAAATACTTATTAGCATTTGACGCAGTTGCTCTGTTGCCACCGTGTTGTAAATCGCTAATATATCCGCTAAGAACATAGCTAACATCTCGACGACACTTTTCTGCATTATATGTATAGTATGCGTATGGTGCAATATTATTTGCAACGTTATATGCAATATAAGCAATAGTTTCTTCTTGGATAAATCGTTTGTTTTCATCTAACAATTTTACAGCATTAGGTACTAATCCACCATTTTGACTGTCTGGAGCAATTGGTGTAGGTAATGTGCTTAATCCAGTGGACATTACATTAGTAACATACCCTAGTAGTAAATCAAATTGGGTAATTCCAGCGACTTCTGCGCGGTTGGATAATAGTGTTTGTGTATTTGTACTGTTTAATCTTGTATAGGCAGTGTTGGTTAAAATATTAGTATCAATCTTACCTTTGAGCCATGAATACAATGCTAATTCTACAGCTGGTTGTAAAATTTGTAGCACACCGTTAACATAAAAACGTGATGCCATTTGATATGTTGCAGAATTACCACCGTAGGTTAAATCATAAATTACAGCGTCTACAATGTATCCAATATCTCGTTGGCATTTAATTGATCTAGTCTGAGTGTAGGTATAACCGTAGTAAATGCTTTGTGAATTTCCTGAGTTGGCAGCTACTTGTTGTGTTAGGTAAGCATTACCTTCTGCTACTATAAAATCCCTGTTGGCTGTTAATACTGCAACGGTGTTAGGATATTGATTATACGCTTTAGGGATTCCTCCAGGTATAAACTTATAAGTAGAAATTATTTTTTTTGACATTTAATGATCCTTGATTATCCTAAAGCAACTGCCATTGCGACTGCTTTTTTATCGACATACTTTTTGTTTGTTGCGTGTGTTACTAGCGTTGGTGCAGTACTTATCACCGCGTTGCCACCAACAGTTATATCATTGGTTGTTGCAAGTGGCCCGCTAACAGTAGTAGTTCCCTGGAGTTCAATACCTCCTGAGAAGTCGTTACGTAGACTAAGTGGAGTTCCAGCTGTTGCATCGTCTAACCCTGGTAATGTGATAATAGTTCCAGGATCAGTATTTTGACCGTATAGTGCCCAGGTGGCATTATCTTTATTAAGTAGCCCGCCGCCTGCGCCAATTTGCAATGAATTGTTTAATGTTAAGAATCCCGATACTACTGATATATCACTACTATCTGGTAATGTTAATTTACCAGTTGGGCCAAGTGTCACAGTATTTGCGCCGTTGACTAGGGTGCCTACATTGATATTAGCACTACCGTCAAATGCAACACCGTTGATAGTTTTACTTGCGGCAAACTTAGTAGCTGTACTTGCATTTCCAGTTACATTTCCAGTTACATTTCCAGTTAAGTTACCTGTGACATTACCTGTAACTGCGCCAGTTAACGGACCAGTAAAACCGGGACTACTAACTGCCCCTGTAAATGTAGCACCCGATAAGTTTGCTTTTCCAGCAATATTAACACTGGCAATTGCTGTAGTAATTGCTGAATCTACATAGGTTTGATTAGCTAATATTGCACCAGCCGCAGTACGCCCGTTCATTATTCGAAGGGTTCTATTGTCTAAATCGTAAAATATCTCACCAGAACTATAGGTATTTCTATCTAATGTGGCAGAGTGGTACTCTGATAATCTAATTGATCGTACTGGAGCTGACATCCTGTAATCCTATGTTTAACATAGTATTTACCGTTTTAGGATATTAGTCTTTGCTGTAGTACTCGTAGTTAACAGAAGTTTCATTTTGGCGTCTAATGCTAGCACCGTTTTTTAGGTGAAAACGTTTAGCCATTTCTGTTTGTGGGCTTAAAGTAACGATATTTTTAATATCTTTGTACTCTTCTTTTAACCATTTGGCAGCTTCCTTTAGAAGCTGTGCGCCTGCACCTGGGCTATAACTCCAAATAGTATAAAATACTGCTACATCTTTACTAGGATCAGTTGCCTTAAGATCCTCTTCAGATTCCGGAATTTCCTTAAGCCATTGCATACAAGTTGCGGCTAAGATCTCTTCTCCTGCTTTTAGAATTAAAATTTCAGCAGTATCATTAATACGTTGCGATAACGGAATATGTGGGCGCACCGGATCATCCTGAATGACCCTAGTTAGTGGATCGTTGACGTCCTTGATGTGATGCAGTTCCATTATTTTCTCCAAGTATTATATACGTACTTATCATTTTCAATAAAAAACTAGATTACAACAAGATTACTCGATGTCGTCACTTGGAAGATTATTTAACAACTCTCTAAGTTTACTACTTTCAACTTGTGCTTTAACTTTAGGAACTGGAACTAGACTATTAGGATTAACTTCGCCAGTTGTTGGATCTACTGTTGAGCGAGCTTTAATTTGACTTAGTAAACTGCTACCAGCTGATTGAGCTCCGCTACCGTATCCGTCTTCTTGCTCGCAATCACTAATACGCAAACTGTCGATATTAAATTCTAAGTCAATTTTCTGACCAACACCACTACTACTACGTGTCTTCATCAACTGAATTTGATAACGTCCACGCTCACGCATAGCACGACTTGTAAAGATACCAAACACGTTATCCGCTGTCTGAATCTTGGACAAGCCACCTGAAATATGACTGTGATCAAATTCAACTTCTTCAACAGCACCACGATTCAACTGTGCCGCAGTAACAAACACACAGTTCTTTTCTACAGCTAGGTTACGCAACTCTTCAGATACATATTTGTCTTTAATAAACAAATCTGCTGGGCTAATCTTCTTGCTTTGCGGCATCAACAAGTCCAAGTAGTCAACAAGCAATACGTCAACTTTGCGGTCTGTTTTAATTTCATATTCTTTCAAATAACTGCGAATATCGTTGGCTGTTTTACCGCTTGGCATATACTTGACCTGATATGTACCAGACTTCTTGCCAATCATTTTAACCTTCATTTCAACGTCATCAAGATTCTTAAAAATCTCACGAGTTGCCATTCCTGTGACCATTGCATCCATACGCATAGCAACAAGTTCTTCCGAAAGTTCTAATGTTAAGTAAACAACATTTAGTCCTTGTAACGCCCAATTAATACCTAAGTTTGCTAGAAATAATGACTTACCTGCACCTGATCCGCCTGCAAAGATATTCAACTCTCCACGGTTCATACCACCAAACAGTTTGTCATCAACACTCTTCCATCCAGTACTAACTTGACCGTTATTATCCTTAATCTTCATTAGACGTGCCCTAGGATCCAACCAATAGTCAGTGCCTAAATCTTTCTGTAGTCCTACTTGAATTGCTTTCTTAATCTTTTCTTCAACTGTACCATAATCACCTTTTTCCAGCATGTCTGCGGCTTCAAGGATAGCACGTTCAAGGCCCTTGTGTCTAGTAAATGTTTCAAAGTCACTTAGCAACCAGTCAAAGTGTTCTTCACGTAAATCATGTGGTACTGTAAAGTTTACACCAGTTGCCGCATTAATAATTTCTTGTGTAGGTACTACATTATGTTCTTCAACATACTGGTTAATAAACTCTGCGGCTGTTTGTAGTTTTCTATCAAAAAGCGTATGATCAAAGATGCTTTGGCAACGACTAAATGTCGCCGCATCTGCTAGCATCATTTCTAAATATACTTTCTGTATATCAAATCCGTAATCTGTATTCTGTTTCATATAGTCTATTATAACACTTAATTAAACACTTTAACACCATAGTGGCGTTCAAAGTTTTTAGCATCTGCATGGTCATTAACCATTGGCTGTCCTTTAATATTCAAGCTCGTATTCAACAGCATTGGACACCCTGTTCGAGCATACCACAACTCTAGGAGTTTTCTAAACGGGCTTCCATCGTTCGGTACAGTTTGTACACGTGAAGTTCCATCACGATGCACAATGGCAGGATAACGCTCAGGATTCCTGCAATGAGCGACCACCTGCATATACCTACTATTATCCCAAGTGCGAGGCATATCAAAGTACTCATCCACAAGCTCTTCGAGTATTGCTGGAGCAAAGGGTCTAAATTCTTGTCGTTGTTTGATTGCATTTACTTTATCCTTTATATCTTGTCCGCGAGGATCTGCTAATAAACTTCTGTTGCCTAATGCTCTAGGACCAAATTCTGCTTTATCTCTAGCTAGTCCGCATATTTGATTGTCTTCTAAATAGTTAACAATCTCTTCATTACTAGTACGACTTCCCATATCATAGCCAAGGAACGGAGTAAAATACTTCGGTTCAATTCGCCAGTTAGGGTGTTTTGATAACACGGAGCCTATGGCACTGCCTGCATCTCCCGGGTTGGGCATTATCCACGTGTTATCAAAGAAATCGCCAGTATGTCTGTTGGCTAGGCAGTTTAACGCACAACCGCCCATAAGCACTAAGTTCTTACTGCCACTTATTTTTTCTGCTTTTCTTAATGCCTCTATGAAGTAATGTTCATATACATACTGCGTACTTGCCGCAATTTCAAAACTATCTTTAACTGTTAACTCTGGGCGCCAATCGAGGCAACCCCTGTGTAAATTCTTCTTAAAAGTAAACTTTTCAAAACTATCTACAATGTCGGTAAGCATCGAATGAAATAAATCTCTACGGCCGTATGCCGCCATGCCCATAGTAATATATTCATCTTCATTAGGTTTAAGACCAATGCGCTGTGTCATAGCACTATAAAACAATCCTATACTATGTGGATAACTTTTACTCCACAATTTTGTCAATTCATTGCCTTGACCTTTCCATATAGTCATAGTTTCAAATTCACCAATTGCATCTATGACCAACACACATGCATCATCAAATCCGCTAGTATAATAGCCTGCCGCGGCATGACTATGGTGATGACTAACGTATTCGATAGGTGCATCAATTTCATAACGTGCCATGTAAATTTCGATGTCATTATCACGTTTTTTCCAGCCTTGTCCAGCCCACAACTGTCTTAAGGTTTTCTTGAAAGGTTGCTCATACCAAACAACTCGATCAGGAGCACCACCAAAGCGTTGCTTGGCATAAGCAATCATTTTCAAGTCTAAATCGCGATCGTTCTTAACTCCGCTGAATCGTTCACTATGGCTTGCAAACACCAATTTCTCGTCAAGAAATACGGCAAGTGCCGCATCGTGACTATTTGCTGATATGCCCCAGGTAATCATTTGTAGATAAACGGATCTTGTTGGCGTAGCTTTTCCATACGCTTTTTAAATGCTTGTCGCTCTTGAAACTTGCGCCAAGGGTAAGTTAAAATGTCAATTATTTTTTTCATAAATTTACCTAAAATTTGGTCCTAACATCCACATTGATATGGATTTTCTTGTCCCTTGTGTCACTGGTGTAACGCGGTGTTCAATATAGGATGGAAAAATTAAAACAGAACCGGGTGTGTCAAATTCTTTAATATGTCTTGGCCCATTGATGAATAACTCTAAATGCCCGCCATCATATTCATCTGTTGAGGCATTGACTAAAATTGTCAATTTGTAGTCATAAAGATTGTTTTTTTCACCGTCTTTATGCCAATCATATTTTCCATTATACAATGCATGATATTGATTAAAATGTACTGTGTCAGTGTCAACTAATGGATACAAATCTAATCCAAATACTTCTCTATTAATTCCGACAACTGCATTTTCTAATCTTGAAAGATACTGTTTGGCGTGTGCCCATCGAGTAATATTAACTATTGCAGTCTTTTCTACAGTTTCTGCACCTAGGTCTGTAAGGTCACATTTGTCCTCAATTAGACTGTTTGAAATAGAAACATATTCTTCAGTTAAGAAGAAATTTTGGTCTACAACATAATCAAATTTCATGTGTTTCCTTAAACCATTTCTTTGCTCTTAACTGTATCTTAAGGCTGTTTGATTCCTTTGCTGAAACAATTAACCATAATGTTGCTAATCGGCCCAACTTGCAGATTGCATCATTGACATCTTTAACACCTTCAGGCCAATCGGGCATACTAACTGACCAACCATATTCTATTGCTTGCTCAAGTGTCGATTGGCCTGCTTCATCCCTATCCGGTACTAACACAATTTCTTTACCTAATTGCTTTAGTAACCAGTTTTGACTGTCTTTAATTTCAGCGCCAAGTAATGCACATCCATCAATACTTATCGCATCAAACGGCCCCTCACAAACGATAACGAATTCTCGATTATTGTGTTGTTTGTCTAAATTAAACACATATCCCGGTTGTTGTTCCGATATATACTTGGGTTTACCATCTCCTATGGAGCGAGCGGTGTATCCTACAATGACATTGTCTTTGAGGAAAGGTATAATAACTCTATTGCTAAACCCTATCTTTGGTGTCCAATAGAATGGATAATCTTCAAGGAACAGATTACGCTGTGCCAGGTATTCTAGGACTGGAACTAACTTATCCGGGATATGGTCTAAACTTGAAATAAGAACTGAGTCTTCTGGTAATGCTCGTGCATCAAACTTTGGAACTACTGAGCGGATTTCTGTTGTTGAGTTTTCATTTAGTCGCAATGCTTCTAATCTTATTTGGCTGATAACATCATCAGGCATGTTAAGATCACGCATGAACTTACTCATTTTTTGACTAATGGGTCTACCAGGTTGCCAACTGCATTTAAATCCACAATTGAAACAATGGTAACTGACTGCGTCACCTGCATTGAATATGAGCCCGCCTCTTTGTCGTTTGTCGTCGCAACAAACCGCGTTAAAACTTATCCAACCACTTGGAGTATGTTTACGCTTTGCAGGGAGGTATTGTTGTATTGTATCCGCTATGAGGCTCATAGCGTTATTATACTTAACTTACGGTAATCTTGTCAACTGTTCCGGTAAGATTAGTGCCCGTTACTATATAAGTTCCAGACCCAACTGCGGCAGTTCCAGACGTAGTAAATGATGTAATTGAGCTTACAGCATAGCTTGAAATGTAACCAGTTGAGCTTGCATCTACGGCAGTAACTGAAATAATTAAATCATTTACTCCGTCAACTCCGCCCATTACACTACCTAAAACTTTCATTTGGCTACCAACTGCATAGCCTGTGCCGCCCGCACGAAGGTTAACGGTATATACACCATTTTCACGATGTACTTCAAAACTTGAACCAATACCGTTTGATATTGGAGTAGTATATGATACTCGAAGATATTGATAGTCACCTACATTGATTGCAGGAATAGTTGGGTGCCCATTTCCTGGAGCACTTGCGGTATATGTGCTCGACCATAGAAAGTCTGCGTGTTTAAATGCTTCGGTATTAATTGTAGAATTTTTAGTACCTTCAATCCAGATAGAGCCAATTAGTCCGCTTAACTGAATATCAAAGTTAACAGATTCTGTTTTAACTGCTTCATAGAATCTCACAGGAATTGCACTACTATGATATGTTGGAGTGCCTTTTAAATCAATTTCAGCAGTGAAGCTGTTAAATTCTCTTGAAGGACGAGTTGTTGCAATAGCACTGCCGATAAGTTCAATAGTACCTACTGCACCAAATCTGCTATCGGCATATAGTACTTGCGGGTTACCGCTAATGTCATGTGTTACACTGTATCTTAAAAATTGAGGAATTAGATCAGTAAGATCTGCAATAGGAATAGTTACACTTGCTAGTCCCTTGCGAGTACTTTGATCAAACGGGGTTACAGTATAATTGCCTATACTATTCCCTTGTGAGTCCATAACATGCATCATAATATTATGAAGGCCTGATAAGTCAATACGCTTTTGGTCGGCATTCTTAATGTCGAACTCTATGACGTTATCCACGCCTTTATAAATGTTTACTGTTCTTTGATACACGTTAGTATACTCCGTAGAAAATCCTGCCACATCAGCCAATAGTTGAATCCTATTTGGATATAAATAACTTGAAATTTTTCGCATATGGCAGAAACCCTTTAATAGTATTTATGGCAAAACTACGAGACAATATACAACAAAATCTACCGTTTATTTCGGTGCTGACCTACGGTGAGGAAGAGTATGTGGGCATTATCATAAACCAAGATCAGTTTGTCACTAGCTTCTATGATTTAAATGCTATTAAGACGCCAGAGGAAACTAAACTTTTCTTAGAAATAGGAGAAATTTGGTGGTGGGAATCAAATCGACAATTTCCAATTAATATTTTCTGCAGAGATCAAATACATCCGTTTGCGTATGCTATTAAAACTTTTAATAGTAAAGACGTCAGGATTACACTAGGGCCAGTTGTAAATTTAATGAACTTAACTCTAAAGCGTGTCAAACGTAAGAGTGTACAGTTAGTTAGAAAAACTCGTTAACTAAACCCGTAGCTAATACCTTCGCAGATTAAATTCATCTGCACCACAATTACATGTGCGTAAGCAATCGCATGTGCCTTCTTAAAATAATACTCATCTCCGACAGGCTTTTCCCACACCTCTGCGAAAACGTCGTTCCAATCTTTCCCTATCAAATAACGCTTGGCGGGACGGATCATTGCTAGAACCGCACCTAGTTGCTCTATCGATTGCGGCTTCATTTCTCTTAATATTGAGCCGTGTCCATTCACGTGAAAGAGCATATTGGTAAAATCGTCTTGTAGCAGTAAGTCCCATAGCGGTTCCGTATTCATTAATTCATGTAAGTGTTTTCTATCCTTGATGCCATCGTATACACTAACATTTAAGAAATCAATTTTAAAATAACCTCTATCTTCTGCTTGTTTGTAATCAATAGTGCTTAATCCAGTAAGCGGATTGTACGGCACACTAGTACAGTATATTCCAGTATTGTGCTTCTTAAAAGTTCCGTTGTCTTCAATTGCGGCAGTGACGTGTTTGAATACGTCTAATGCTTTTGTTCTATCAGCAAAGTCAATATCAATATCAGGCATCTTTAATTTTCCTCCAACTAGAATTTCCTATAGTGGGATATCCTATATATTCTTGACCCGTTTCTAAGTCAACCAATTTATATTTTTCTGGGCATCGTGTGTACACAGTTAATGTAACCGGTAACTCTAGTTCTTTAACTTCAGTACCATCTTTTAGTTTTCTAGTCTTCATATATTTGATTCTTTGACGATTTGTTTAACTAGTTCAACATCAGCTGGCAATTTTTTAAATTTACTTAACCAATAAGGTACATCCATAATTGAACCAATTGCTGTTAATTGAGAATCATTAAATTTGCGTAACATATCTTTACCGCTAGCACTATTAAGTACTAACCACGGACTAATCTTACCATCTTTAATATCGTAGGTCGCACGGCTTAAACTAACATACAAGAAATAATGATTCCAAGAGGCACTGTTAGCTTCGCCCCAGTTTTGCATATGAATAATACTTCTTTCTAATGCTACTTCAACTGGTTCACGTTTGATAAGATCAACTACATACGCATCATATAATTCTTCTCTACACCAGTGATCTAATTTAACACCAGAAGTAACTACATACTTTATAAACTTGTCTGGATACAACGGATTTACATTGCTAACAAAACTACCAAACTTGACGAACGCATTATAATAAGGACTTCGAGCAAAATCTTCATAAGATTTCTCACCCTTAAAGTTTTGACTAGTTTTATAAAACTGATTGAATGTATCATATCCAATTACCACATGCTTTTCAGTCTTTGCTAGTGCTCTACGCTTTTGTTCGCACACGTGAACCATTAAAGTGTTCTCTTTCATGAACCCTTTTTTACAATACTGACACACGTATGGTTGTTCTGCCAATGCCATCATTTTAACTTTTTAGCGATAGTTGCATCATCCATGCCATATTTCTTGGCAAGCTCTTTAATTTCTTTATCAGTTGCTAGACTTGCCAACAACTCGACTTCATCTATTTTTTTACTTGGATAAATCTCTGCAAGGAACTTTACTTTCTTACTATTACTTCCTGTTTTCTTTTTTGCACCAATCCACTCGTGGAACACTTTCTTTTGACCATTGTAGCTACACATACACAACAATAGCCATAGCAGTTTAGGATGCTTTTGCAAGTCATTCCAATTTTTATTAAAATATTCATTAACTGCTAAAACATAATGTTCTTGTACTTCGCGTTTTTCTCCCTTGGCACTGCTAATATATCTGTTAAGTATAAAGAATTCATTTTTAAGAGCTTTTTGCTGTTCAGCATCCATAGCATCCCATAACTCGCGGACATTCTCGTCAACAGCTTGAATCTTTTCTTTTAGTTCTATTTTATCACTCACAGTTTTATATTCCTGTTATTTTATACGTGTTCATTCGAGGTATCGGAGTTGGTTGATCACCAAGTACTTTTGCAAAAAATACAAGGGTAAGTCTTGCAGTATTTTTACTTAGGCCAAAAAACTTGTCTCCTCTATGTAGCTGTTCAGTATTATACATTATTAATCGATTATATATGTTACTAACTTCTAATGTTTTTTCATAGTGTTGATTGAATGCATCACGTGCTTTACGATAATCAACAATATCTACGTGCCCATTTGCATAGAACTTATTTTTAAATTCACTTTGCTCCGGATGCTGATCTGAACATAATCGATACATTGAAGTACCGCCATTACGTGGTGCTTCGGGAGTTAAGTAAATTACACCTGCTACACTCCAATCATCTGTGCTCAAATCGCTATGTACCCAACCCTCTTCATACTCTTCAGTAATTAATTGAAAACATGCTTGAACATAGCCACCTGCTGATTGAACATTAAAATCATACAATAATGAGAACAACCGCATACTAAGTGATTCAAAAAACTCAGGATTAAGTTTATCCAATAACTCGGTACGTACACCAGGGTAGTTGTCGTCTACTTTAAAATAATCTAAAGATAATGCATAGTCTCTGACTACATCAGGATCTTCAAAAAAATTATCAACAACTACTACTGGTATTTTATGTTTCATCTTTTGGTCTTAGCATTGCATCAAATGCCAATGCAGTTCGGTAACCTTGCCCTTCCCATGGATAAACAGTATGCGGCAAGTAGCTAGGGAACAAAATAACTGTACCAGATTTTGGAGTAAATTTCCATGTATCATTCATAATGAATTTAGTAACATCTTTACTTTGTGGCATACGGAATAAAATCTGACTATCGCTTGCGTTACTGCCTTCATTTAAATCAGGTACAGTAATATAAATATTTCCGCTGACATTACCGTTAGGATGACTATGCATTTCTTGATAGTGCCCTTGCTCTTGTCGAATGGTCCATATACTTGTAACTACTGGCTTACAATATTTTAATTCTTCTGCACCAGATTGTGCAGTAACTAATTCCATATAACCTTGGCAAAGTGTTTCGAGATATGAAACAAGCCATGCTACGTCGATATCGATTGTATTTGGATATACTTGTACTTGTTGGCCTCCACGAGCACTAATTAGTGGATTTCCAATATCATTAAGTTCGCTATGTGCGTGAAATTGCTCAACAAGATTATATAACCGACTAAACTCCACTGGCGGAATGTCATCAATTGCTAAAATTACTGGTTGAAAATAAGCTACCTTTAAACTCATTATACTCGTTCCTTACTTAATTTGTATAACATTATAACACGGTCTAAGGCCTTTTGTAAAGTAGGATTGGTTTTTGCTTCTCGCCGAATCTCGCCCCACATTTTATCATCCATTATATGATCATGCAATGGTCTACCATCACTAGTTCGCGGATCATAGTCCCAACCAATTGGTTTCCTAGTTGATGGATCTGCGCCCATTTCTCTTGCATATACAGTTCCGTTATCACGCTCGTATATGAGTGTTGCTCCTGGTTTAAGTTGTCCCATATTATAAAATCTTATCCAATTGTATGATTTCGCTCTGACGGCTAATTTCTTTAACAAAATATGCACAGTCTGGTTTTTCGCCAAATCTTGTAGGCGTTGCCAATAATTGTCCATTTTTCATTTTAGGAAAATACCATTTGACATCATTGTAAAAATTTACAATTTCGATCTTTTTAAACTCTACCCTAAACGAGCTTAGTGGATTAAAAATTAGTGCTTCAAATCCTCTGTCGTTTAAACTAGTTAACGGTAAAATTTCAATATCGCTTGCCGCAGAACTATCGCCTACTGCAATACACCAATCAATTGGCATAGTTACTTCATCTTCACCTATACGCAATACCATTGCTGGTGCATTGAAGCTTTCTAAAAATATTAGCGGCATAAAGAAGAAATCTGGTTCCTTTGGTTCGCTGTTATCTAATACTGCAAACCTGGTATTTTCATCTACTTCATCCGGTAAATTGTTTAATGAAAATGTTTGATTGTCTAAAGTTAATATCTGCATGAGTCCTTATTTTTGCCAGTCCGTTTTAGTAATAGTAAACGGATACTTGGCGTCCTTGTAAAATTTCTTTCTTTCTGTAAGGTGCCGTTTTGCATACTTACAGGTACTGGTTATATCCCAGATTTGAACGAAATCTTTATCTTGTGCTTTTCGAATTCCACGTCCTATTGATTGAATAACACGTACAAACGATTTACCAGGCTCTAACAATACTAAGTTAAAGATTCGCGGAATATTAATACCAACCGCCGCTACACCATAAGTTGCAACAATGATCTTATTATCACTTGTCTTAACTTCATCATATTCATCTTTTCTATCTTTTGTTTTAACTTCACCTGAGATAAAGACTGCGTCTTCTATTTCATTAATTAAAAATTTGCCTGAATCGATTCTGTTAACCAAAACCAAAGTATTGCCTGACTCTGCTATGCCTTTAATAAGTTTGCTAATATAAATCATCCTGTCTTCATCTGTAACAAGATACTTTAATTCATCACTATACGCTCTAAATTCTTGAATGTCAACCATTTGTACAACATTAACATGACAAGTGGACAACACTCCTTTTTCTTGTAATTCATGCGCTTTAATACCGCCTACTACTGGACCGATACTTGCAAAAATCTGTTCATACTCATATTTTTCTTTTGGTACTGTTCCAGTTAATCCCCAGCGAATTGCGGCATTACACAAATTTTGTGTTAATAAATTCTTTAACACTTCTGCTTTTGCCATGTGGACTTCATCGACAATAACTGTGCGTACACCGTCTAAGAATTCTGCTAGTGTAACAATATCGTGCTCGTGATTTTTGCTTTTCTTGTCAAGAATGTTAAGACTTTGCCAAGTACAAATTGTATGGGTTTTATTAAGATCCTTTCGATCGCCGTAGTAAACTCCAACGTCTAAACCAACGTTAATAAAATCTTCTTCTGTTTGTTCTACAAGACTTTTGTTAGGAACGATTGTAATTGTGCGTCCATATTTTTCTGCAAGTTGACTTAATGTAGCAGTTGTAATAGTTTTGCCTGCGCCCGTGGCAATTTCTTGTAGTGCTTGAGTATTAGTTAAAAATGTGTTGATTGCATCAATTTGATAATCACGTAACAGGATAGGTTTGCCTTCTTCAGGATGACCTTTTGGCCAAACCTTTCCTTGATCTGCCCAGTAATTTTCTGTGACTGGTTCAAATTCAATTTTATTTGTAGTGCGTAAATCTTCCACTTCATCAATGGAAATATTCATCTTACTCAGGATCTCTAAGATGGTCTCAAGCTGACTCAAATAGCCGTTGCCGCCAAGCCCGAATAGGCTAACCATCCCATCCCAACGGCCTAACTTAAATGCAGGATGATATCGTGCGTAGCCAACTTCATACTTAAATGCGTTGGCTAGTTTTTTGCGAGCATCAAGCGGCAAATTCTCTAATTTAATGTTTACTTCATCTCTAATGACTAATTTTATTGCCATTTGAACCTCGACTCGATTAATGGCTGTGCATCAGAATAAGTAATAACTAAATCACAACAATTTGCGTACACAGAAGTTTTTGTATTTCTTAATGATGTATTAAGACTAATAATGCTTAATGGTTTCCAGGCAGATTTTAGGAGAAATTTTGGTATTTTTCCATTTTGTACGCCGACTACTTTTGTATGTTGAGTTAGCTGACTATTGTATTTGTTGTCAGCAATAAATTTATTAAATTCTTTGCCTGTCTCAGAATTTTCTAAACGGAAGTAAATTCCGACATTATCAAAAATTCCGTTTTTTTCCAAAATTTCACTAATTTTTGTCAAATCTTGAAGACACCGCTTTTCATCAAAACCGTCAAAGACTAACATCATTGGAAATCTTTTTAGTTCATTGACGCTTTGGAAAATTTCTTCGATGTCAGTAATTTTTTTGTCTACCCACACTCTTGTATCATTTCGCATGGCTAGTGTTTCTGTCAAATTTTCCGGATTTTTTCCATTTTCTTCGGTAAAATATTGATAGCGTAAACTTCGGTCATTTATGATGTTTTGATTGATGGCAGTATCAATGCCAAGGTCAGCAGTGATGTGTGTTTGGAAGTTATCGTGAGTAATGTTGGTTAGATAGAACTGCTCGGCTACCTCTTTTTTCGACCAACTTTTTATGATATTGTAAAAATTTATCAATTTTTCATCAATATCGAAATCTAATTTTTTAAATGTGTCTACAAGGAAGACAATATTTTTTTCATCGAGGTCTGCGTGGTAAACCTTGCCAGGATGAATTGTTAATAGTCCTGAAATTTTCTTCTCAACTGATTGCATAATTTTGCGTAGACCAGCAGAAAATGCAAATTCTATAATAATTGACAACTCACCGGTACTGTTGTTGCCAGTGTATAATTTTTTTGTTCTATCAACTTCTCTAAAGTGTTTTGACCATGTTGGTGCATCAAGCATACAACTTACAGTGGTCTTGTCTAAACACAATTTTTCACTATTTTCTGATAAAATCTTAATTAATAGTTTTGCTTGGTTTTCAGTTATAAATGTTGGACTGCTAATTGCCGTTGTTAAACTACGGAGGACCTTACTGTCGCGTTTTTGCAATACTTCTTCTAAAACTGGAGTATTAGACTGAACAAGATTTAGTAATATTTTGTCAACTGTTATCATAGTATAAGTGTACACTAACTTTTTAGTAAATGCAACCTTTTAGAAAAAAATAGGCCTTAAAATATTTAAGACCTATTAGACACCTTTTGGGCAAATTGATTATAACGTAGCGTCTTCCATACCAGCAACACGTAATTTTACAATATTAGTAATTTGCCATTGTTTCTGATCAAGTGCCTTGGTAATACCTAACCATTTGTTGCGTAGCAAGGCAAACTCGTTGATAATTTTTTCAAAGTCAACTACATCTGCCTCACCTTCAACAAACTTTTCACAATCACGACTACTTAGAGCACGTTGGTAGTTTTCTAAGTACTTACGGAAATGTTGGCTTTTTAAACGGCGTAGTTCAATATTAAGATACTCAAGGATAGCCTCAATTTCTTGAAGTTGTCCAAATCGTTGTTCAACAATTCCAGGCATATTTGCCGCGGCTTTCTCTACATTGCCGGTAATACGGCATTCAAGTTTAGCTTCAAGCAATTCTGCATTGAAATAATCTACAGCGTCTGGGATATAACTAATATCCTTGCTTACCTTAACATACCAGCTCATTAAAACTCCAATTCTCCGTAGTCATCTTCATCTTCGCCGTCTTCATCCGGAACATCCATATAGTATTCAATAGCGGCATCAAGTGTTGAGTCTACTCCACTAGCGGCCGAGAGTACACGATCAGTGACTCCAAAGTCTGCTAGCAAATCAACATAACGCTCTGCTATTGCTTCATGGTTTTTCTTATCAATAAAGTCGGCGAATAATAACCAGATATCACCAATTTGTGTTTCATTCAACATTCTCGTCAATCTCCTCAGGAACGGTAGTTGGTTTAGCCATACTGATATCGAATTTCTTCATTATCATATCTAATTTATCATCTTTCCATTCTTTTCGGTAGAATTTGAATTCCTCACCTGTCTCTGGGTCAACCCACTTGAGTCTGTTACCTTCTTGTTTCAACAAGCCGGCCTTCTCGCACAAGTCAACAAGTCCTGAGTAAGGATTCATACCAGTCTCATATGGAATTTTAACTTGTAATGTTTCAAACGGTTTAGCATAACGAGTTTTCATAATTTTGCAAGCGGCACGAATACCATTTACTTCTGAAACTTTGTTACCATCCTCGTCTTCTTTTAATTTCAACTTCTTCATAGCAACTACAATAGAACTTGCATATACAAATCCTTGTCCGCCACTAATTTTGTCATCTGGATCAAACATATCTTGGCTTGCGTATGTGTGATTTGTACAAACCATACCTACGTTATAGTTACCAAACATATTAACACAGTTGCGAACTAATGCTGTTAATGCTTTAGGTTTACGACCCATGTCGCCCTTAAGATCACCGGCTTCAAACTGATTGATATCGGTAGGGGTAAGCAACATACCCAGACTGTCTATGACAAAAAGAACTTTAGGACGTTGTTCCATAGCTTTGTATTCATTCATGAATTCATGGATTGTTTTTGCCACGTCATCAATCATAGCCATGTTCAACTTGAGAAGTTTATCTTCACTAGTATCTACACCTAGTGCGTGTAACCACTTTTCATCTAATGCATTTTCACTGTCTACAAGGATAACATAGATACCTTGAGCTTGTGCATTCTTAACAATGTTACCTGAACAAATGTATGACTTGCCAGCACCTGATTCGCCAGCAAATACTGTAACCTTACCCAAAGGAATACCTTTGTTAAAGTCACCTGAGATTAGATAGTTTAAAGCAAAATTGCCTGTACTAACCCAATCCGTTGGATCGTTAAATCCAATGCCTAGACCATCAATACTTTTGGTCAAGGTCTTTCTAAATTTCGATAAATCGAAGGCTTTTGTGGCCATAAGTTAATTCTCCTGAATGATGATTTAAGGGGACCGAAGTCCCCTTGCCTATTACTTCTGACGATTGCGAATCATTGCCAAGATGTCTTGGGCACGTGAATCACCACCTGCAGATTCAGTTGCTGGAGCAGCCGCTGGTGCTGCCTTTGCTACTGGAGCAGGAGTATCATCTTCATCATCGTGTGATGATGCAACAGGAGCTGCCTTAGGAGCGGCGGCCTTTTGTGGGTCACCAGTGTTCTGACTCATGCCAGCTGGTTTGAAGTATTGACCCCAACGTTCCATGTCGTATGCTTCGCCGTTAACTGAAGCCTCAAACATTTCTTTCATAACTTTCAACTCAACTTCAGTTGGTTTCTTTGGCAAGAAATCTGATAAGTTAAACAAGCCATGTGTTTTGATTGCTTCTTGTTCAGCATCGCTTAATGGACGCTCACGACGACCCCATGATGAAGTTGAGTAATCAGCGTAGCCGCCTTTTGAACCTTTCTTCATACGATAGTCAATACCGTGTACATAATCTGTTGGCAAGTCTTCCAACTCTGGATCGACCAAAGCCGCACGGATTGATGTAAAGATCTGAGGACCAATAATAAATCTACGGATTGGATTTGCTGGAGTTTCTTTTTCTGCAAGACCGTCTTCTACAACAAAGCCTTGGAAAATATAACTACGTTTCTTCCAATACTTACGACCCATATCTTCTAACGCTGGGTCTTTAAACCACGCACGTACTTCAGATAGGATTGGGCAAGTATCGCCATACATTTCTACGCATGGTACTTGAACGATAGTTTGTTTGCTTTCAGATTCACCTTTAATTCCGGCGAATGGCAATTTGATCATTGCACGTTCAACCCAGAAAAATGTGTTATCGGCGTTACCATCTGGTAAGAATCGCAGTACGGATTCATCGCCTTCTTTTAAATTCCAGAATGCATAAATGGAATTGTCTCCACCTGTTCTGTTATTGTCTGATCCTTTATTTTCGGATGCCTTAAGTTTTGCTCTAATTTCTGCTAATGTAGCCATAGTATTTCTCCTGTAATATGCCTATGTTTTTTGCCTTTCGGCTAGTTTGCCTTATTTCTCTTTAAGATCTACTTAAAGAAAAAGCGCATACAAGTAATTGTACACGCTTTTATTTATCATTGCAAGACTTATCTTGCCTAAATATGATTATCGTCTTGCCAATTCAACAATACGTGCTAAAGTTTGATCTTCTCCGTAAGCAACACTTTCTGCGCTCATTTGGTTAAAGTTCATACCATCTGGGTTTACTACACCGGCTTGTCCTGCACCGGCCGCTTTCATAGCAGTTGGGCTTGCAGGTTTTGCTGGCTTAGCTGCCTGTGATCCTTTAGCTTGCACAGCATATGGTTTACCTTTCCAAGTAAACTGTTTCAATCCTTGAGCTTGTGCTGTTTGGAATGCTTTACCAAATGGCATACTGTCAAAATTAGTTGTTGCCGCTGGTGCCGCGCCACTGTTATCAGCTTGTGCCGCAACTGCCGCGTCTACACCGGTTGCATCATCTGGCTGACCACTTGCTTTAACAGCATCAGCTACTGGTGTTCCTGCTGGTGCCGCAGGGGCCGCACCTTTATTTGGAGCACGTTGTAAAATAATTGTATCAGTTGGATCTGCTCCGCCTAACCATTTTTGGTCCTCTGGACTTAACTTTGCCCAGGCCGCTGCCTTAGCAGGATCTTTACCTTCCCAAGGATTAGCACTACCACTTGCTGTTGCGCCAGCAGGTGCAGCCGCCGGTGCTCCGCTAGTTACTGGTATGCCAGCACCGCTAGTTACTGGAGTGCCATCACCTGACACTACTGCGGCTTCACTAATAATGTCAATGTAATGACGTAGACCTTTAAAATTGTTATTCATAATTATTTCCCAAAGTTAATTTTTTGCATGATTTGTTTCATCATGTCTGCAGGGTTCATTTGCCCGCCTGGGAATTGAACGTTCTGATTAGGTACCTGGCCTTGCATTTTATTAAACACTCCGCCAATTTTCTTTTGCATTCTTTGACCAATATCGTCTGGATTGTTAAAATCAATTTCGCCATCATCAGTGTCGTCATCACCAAATTTAGGCATTCTAAATTTCATTTGTGGTGCAGTAGGTGATGCAGATTGTCCGTTAGGATTGTTTTGCATTTGTCCTAACTGCTGTTGCATCTGTTGCATCATTGAACCAAAATCAGGCATTTCACCGCCTTCATCAACTTCATGATCGTGCGGTGCTGGAGTTTTAACACCAGCTAGTCGCAATACATTATGTTGCTCGTCGCCGCTTGGATCTTTGTGATCAATAAACTTAAGAACTTTCATTAAGTCTTCTTCACTAGCATTACCAAACTGCCCATCTTCAAAACCTTTCTTAACTTTGATTTTAACACGCATACCACCTAAAGGGAAGTTGCCTTCATCTTTATTATAGAATCCGCTGACAAACTTTAACATATCCTCTAAGCCATTGCCTTCTTGCTCGTAACCAACATCTTGTGGTTCCATACCGCATTCAGCAATAATTTCAGCAATAGTCTTAGTGCCATGACCAAAATCTAATTGTGTCTCTAATGTTGCGCCTGCTTTAGATGCTTTACGTAATGCATTTAAAATGCTTTCTGCTATTGGGGCCGGAGCAGCCTCTGGTGGCATTTCTGCCGGTGCGCCTGGAGCAGCCACTGCCTCTGGAGGTGCTGCCATTGCTGATGCATCTGGAGCAGGTGCAGGCGGAGCTTCTGGAGCAGGTGCTGGCGGCGGAGGAACTGGAGCTTCTTCTTCGCCACCTTCTGACGTATCACCACCAAAATGTAATTGTGTAGCAACACTAGGATCTGCTAGTGTTACATATTGTTGAATCAATGGGCGAACATCTAAGTCTGGATCAATGTCACGCAAGCTATCTAAAAATTCTGGGTCATCAATTAGACCCTTTAAACTTTCAATAGCATTAACACCTTCAGGGCCGCCCTTTAATTCTTTATCCATGATCTTATTCAATTGATCAATAGCGGCATTTTGTGCATCTTTGTTAGGACTAAAGATTTCATCTCTATCTTCACGGATAAGATCATCCATGAAAGACTCAAATTGATCTTCTGGGTGTTTAAAATTTGGCCTATCGTTTGCATCGTGATCAAGGTGCGCTTTGCTGTGTCTTGAGCCCTGAGACTTAGCTATTGCATATCCCAATTCAGGGCCTTCACCGTTGTCGTAATCTGTTTTCTCATGACGGGTAACACCGTCTTTATATGATACCTTGCCGCCTTTATGAGTAGTAAAGTTTCCTTCTTTTTCACCTAGGATGTCATCTGCGCCAATTTCTAATACTGGCAACTCTGATTCATCAACAAATTTAGCAATGAATGGGAATACTGATTTTAATTCTTCATTAAATGTACGAATTGTCAAACGATCAATAAGGTCATTAACAATTTCTTCTGGAAGCATTTGTTCTTCTTGTGCTTCAAATGATTCTGCAAATGCTTGATAGTATGCAGGACGCTGTAATTGTTGTACTGTCTTTTTAATTTCTTCAATGCGTTCCATAACACGACTTGTTACGTTGCTCATTGCTTCTGATAATTGTTCTTGACGATTAACATAACCTTTAAACTTACGTAGGCTTGCTAGTTCTTCGGATAAACTACAAATATGTTTACCAATAGCATCATATGGATTGCCGCCTGCCTTGATGTGTTCTGCTAATGCACGAGCACCGTTTAAATGTTTAAATGGATAACGGAAACGTTCTCCTACGGCATTTTCAATGTAAATGTTTTCAATGTGCATTGTTCTGCCTGCTGGTAGCTCTAAGTTAATAGGCTGGCTATGTTTAACTACTAAACGAGCTTCGCCTAAATCTTGGTAGCTCATACGGGCATTGCCGTACATCTTGTTTTCCATAATTGGAGCTTGTGCCATAACTGGTTCTTCCTTGCGTTTCGCCTGAAACTGATAATCTCTTTTGTCCATATTGCTTTTACCGATGTTTTGCACATCAAAGTTAAGCAGTCTATCTTTAGCAAATTGTCTAAAGCTACGGATGAATTTATAAGCGCCGTGATGAGTAGTTTCATCGTCATCGTTTACAAGATCTCCACTAACTTGCACAACCACACCGTCTTCAGCATCAAGAGTAATAGCGATAGTTCCTAGTGGTTCCCCACCTTCTTCATACTCAAATTCAAAGAATCGAGCATGTGGAATATCTTCCTTTTTACTTAAAACAGTGGCGTTTTCATCACCAATTTTAATGTTCTGAAAACGGGTTTGTATCTTACCGTACAGGTCTTTAGCAATTTTGTCTAAATTAGAGTTCATGTTATATTTATCATAGGTTGCTGGAAACAAATATAGGCAACGGTGCTTCCCAATCGTCGTCTAGGGCAGATTCGATGCTTAGTTTCTCAAAAATTGCCGGATCCCATTCTGCTAAAATAACGGTCATGCGTACAATTAGTAGTAGCGCACTAACAAGGTCGTCATGTTGCCCGTCTTTAGCTTTAAAAGTAACACCCGAGGCAATAAACGTTTTAAGCTCGCTAATTAATGATTTACTATTAATTGTCATTTTATTTTCTTCAATAAAATACTTTAAACGACTACAAGCTGATATTTTATTACCATGTGTTGTGTTAAATCCTTTACGGAATTTACGAACATGCCCTTTACGTACAGGCTCGCTTAAAAATAATCCCGGAAATGTTTCTTCACCTAAGTTAGCAATTACCACTAACGCGGCTTCGCCTAACGTGTTGTTTTCTACACTCCAGTAAATGCTATTATTATAATCCTCACCAATTTCATCTTGGATATATCTAATTACATCGCGAAGCAGTTTTACTTGATCTTGTACAATAGTCAAATTGTGTTGCCATTCTGCACATTGTATCATACTAGGCAACTCAAATACTTGAATACCTGCATAGTCGCCACCAGTACCTAAACTAGGATCTAATCCTACTAGATAGGTGCTGCCAGGAGTTGGTTTTTTATACCAACGAATTTGCCCCATTCTAAAGCTAGGCTCTTTACCTAACATATCAGTAAGTTTAAGAGCACTAATCAATGTTTCATCATAGATCAAGAATTCGCAACCATATTCACGACGGAAGCGTTCTTCACCGATACGTCCTAATTCAACTTTTTTCCAGTTGTCATCACGATCAGGATGTTCCCACCACTCACTACGATATCCATGAAAACCGTTGCGACCTAAATCGTCAGTACGTTCATTACCAAACTCATCAAATGCGTCCTGGCTTTCTTTCCAGATAATTGCAAATGTATCTTCATCTGAGTTAGGTGTAGATGTAATAATTGCCTTACCACCAGTTGCTAGTGTTGGCGATATAGATGTCCAAAACTCTTCTGCAATATTTGGTTGTACAAATGCAAACTCATCACAGTATAATAAGGATATTGACATACCGCGACCAGTGTTGCCAGTTGTAGTTGCTGATACAATACGAGATCCATTTTCAAACTCCATTGAACCTTTGTTATAGTTTGTAACGCCGGCTCTGATATAGTCAGGGCACAATTCATATCCGTAGCGGATACGTTGCATAATTTCTTGAGCGCCTGTGTATTTGTGTGCGGCTACTAGAATAGTTTGATCTGGATGAAACATTGCATACCATAACAAATAACCTGCGGCACATGTTGTCTTACCACTTTGACGCGGCATCATGTTTACATTAAAACGGAAATCATGATAACTGTGTAATAATTTTTCTTGATACTCGAATGGTTCAAATTTAACTTTGCCTCGAGTAGGATGTTGGATATGAAAAAAGTTTTTAACAAAATACATGTACCCTTCTTTGGGGTCAGCACACATTAACAAGTCATTGACTTGTGCTTCACTAAACTTTTCTTTTGTATGCGCTTTTTTGGTTAAGACGCCATCTAAACTTTTTGCCATAACTTTATTTACATAAAAAAACCACCCCGAAGGGTGGTTTTGGGGTACTTAATCTACCCAACTGCAACGAACAATCTTTAGCGACTTTCTTTAATTTCAGTGTACATGCTAGATAATCTAGCAAGTAACGCCTCGCTTACGCCTAGTGGATTACCACCGCCGTTAACTTTTTCAGCTTCTCCACCTTGGCTGTGAATATCATTTCCGGTACGAGTTACCGCATCAACGTCTTGAGTTTCTGGATCAGGCTCAGTTGTAGCATCTTGGAATCCGCCGTCATCTTGCTCTTCACCAATACCAACAAGAATATCATCTTCAGCACCATGATCGGGTTCGCTGTGTGCATGGCCAGTACCTTGTTCAATATTATGTAAAATGTTCATTAAATCGCGAACACCGCCAGCGCCTTGACCGTTTAGGCTAACGTTCATACTAACGTTATCGGATTGCTTAGGTGCGCCCATCATACCATGGGGCATGTTATCCATGCCTGGCATGCCACACTCTTCCATACTGCGCTCGCCAAATAATGCATCGGCTGGAGTACTAGTAGGCTCACATTCATCAGATGCACCTGCACCGCCTTGAAGTTCATCTTTTGGCTCAATTGCTGGAGCTTCATCAAGATGTTTCATTTTTGCTAATAAGTCTTGAAAATTCATATTATTGTCCTCTGGCAGTTTTTGCTGTTGGTAATGTTACCTTCCTGCTGCCTACAGGACTTGTATTGTTAGTTGTTACTTTTTGTTTGTCAGCTTTTTCACTAGGAGCTTTCTTTGCTAAGATTTTTTCATTAACACCTTTATACTGTGTTAATTCTTTCTTAGCTTTAGTTAATTCTTTTAACATGCTCATAGTATGTTTGTCACCAACAAGACTTTGGCCGTCTTCAGCTTCAAGCTCTGGTTTCTCTAGTAAAGATTCTCCGCTTGCTTCATCGTTAGCATGATTTAATTCTTCTTCTGCTAATTCTTTTTCATTGCGTACTTTAATACTTCCTACACTAAGACTAGTATGCTCTGCAATCAATGCCGCAATTTCTGCGCTGGTTGCTGGATATGCTGTTGACACATCAAATGTTGTTACACCGACATTTTTAAGGCTTGGAAAATCTGCTTGAGTTTCCTGGATTGGAGTACTTTTTCCTGAACTGCAAGCTTCAACTTGAAACTTTGATAGTCCACGTTTAATTAGCATTGTGCAATCTTTAGGGCAATCACCGGCGATTTTTACTTTAAAATCGTAAGTGCTTTTGCTCTCAATTAGATATTCTTTGTATGATTTCATGTTATAGTCCTGATACTATATTTATTTCAAATTCTTTAATTTTTCTAGCAAACTGTTACGATCACTAACAATAAACCCGTCGCCGTTTAAGTTAATTCCTTGGTCTTCTGTACCGTTTGCGTCTTGATCAAGTTTAGCTTTCTTAAGCTGTAACTCAATCATTTTTAATTTTTTGTCTAGTTTTGCTGACTTAGCGTCAATAGCATGTCCTAGCATACCGGCAGCAACTTCAAATAGTCGTGCGCTATAACGTGCTTCAACGTTCATACCTAGGTCCATAATATCATCATAAGCATCTTGAGCTTTTTGGGCTAGTGCATCTAGCTCACCGTCAGCAATATCCCCTAACCCTTTAACCTGTGGCAATGCGGCTGCAATTTTATCAAATTCAGCCATGTCGCGTAAAAACGGCTCAGGTTTAGATAGCTCTTTTTGCTTCTTTTTTTCTTCTGCTTTGATAATATCTTTACTAGCAGGTAAGTTTAAAAGTTCTTCAAGTTTCTTAGTCATAATACTACTTATGCTCCGCCTTGGTGAAATAAATCATTTTCGCTTACTATGCGAAACTTAATACCTTGCTGTTTACACCAAAGGGTAGCACTTGCCCATTTGGCTTGATTCTTGACAAACTGCGCTTGATTATATTTGTTCTTGCCCACACGTTCTAAGATGGCTTGACTAGCTGGTTTAATTTCAATTAACTCAATATGTACCTTTCCCACCTTATCTACATATTGTATAAAGAAGTCAGGTACATATATAGTGTTGCGGCCAGTTAGCGGATCTCGATAGGGGATATTTACTGCTTCACTTGCCCATTTTTGGACACTTTCATTAGTGTCACAAAATCGCATAAAACTCCATTCCCAACTTGATCTGTACACGGGCATTTTATTACCAACATATTTTTCTGGCCTAGTCATTGTAAACTTGCCACGTGCAAATTTTGAGGACATGTTAAACTAGAATATTTCTTGTTTCATAGTTGTCGGCTAAATTTGCAATTCTATAACCTAATAGGCTAGCGTTATTTCTATTTGAATTTAAAATTTGTGCGACTACTTGACTTAACTGTATTGTGTTAAGAGTTTTTAATGTATCAATTAATTGGAATACATTTACATTGTCGGTACGTGCTTGATTTAATAATACAATACTAGTGCTTCTTGCACTTTCTACATCAAACCCGTTCTTTAAAAAGAAAGCAACAGTGGCATCAATTTGATCTACTGGAAAACTAACTTGTTCTGTAAAAAATGTATTGAAAAAAGATTTGACTGAATCTGCGCTGTCATTAGACGTAGCTGGTGGTAAGTTAATTGCCATAATATACCTTATTAGAATTTAATTTGTTTTGCAACAACAGTATTAGTTTTTGAGGCTGCTACTGGGAATGAAATTCCCTGCAATCCGCTAACGCCCTGGTTTGCTGTCCCACCAATGTTAGATAATAAACCCACATTACCGCCAGCATTTAACTGTTGTGTATTTTGATAACCGTTAACTGTTTGTGTTAAATTATCAAGATATTGTTGAGCATTGTTAGTCACTGTTCCTTTTGCAAAACTAGGACTAGCAGTATCACCTTCTTTGCCAGTCAACGGACTTGGTGTAAAGTCATAATGCTCTAATGCAAATCCTTCTGGGTCACCAGAGTCAACAGTTCCTGAACCATATGCAACTGCTTCATATGCAAATGTAGCATTGTTATCATGTACCCCACTTTGAGCGTAATCTAATTTATTATGGTTCCAAGCAGTAATAACTGGATTTATAAGTGTGTAACTAACATACTCATGTCGTGCCATTTGATAGATAGTAATCTTATCAAAGAAAGGCAATGTTGCTCCATTATCTAAACCATAATTGTTGTTGATATAGTTAGCACCTTTGGTTGCAGTCCTATTATATGCGCCAGCATCCTGTGCCGATGTTGGATCAGCATAATAATAACTATAGTAGTTTTGCCACATCTGATTAATTAATCCCATATTATCATCATGAAATGTCATGTTGATTGGATTATACTTACTGCCAGTCATAACATTTTTCTTTCTGTTATACTGATTTAATGTTTCTACATTTAGTGTAAAGTTAGGCAAATCACATGATTTAACCAACATATTAATTTCATTACGATGGCGCTGAACTAGATCAATGCTTTGTAATGCGGCTTGATTAATACTAAAAGCTACGTGGTATAAAAATTTGTGTTTAGGTGCTAGACGAAATTTATCGTCAGCAAACAAGCGATTCGCAGTCTGCGATGTTCGCTGTACTATTTCACTAGTATTTCTAAGATAGTTTGTAGGTGTTAGTGCCATACTAATATTTATATGATTAGTAAACTGGGTAGTTTATGTATAGCCATAAAAAAGCCCACTTGCGTGGGCTTGTTTATTAACCTATTTGACCACCGCCACCAGTAGCGTTTGTGCTACGGGTTTGCTTGAAGTTAGGTGTTCCAAATCCTGCGCTTGCGCCAACTTGTACACAGTTATCTGGCTGAATACTTAAATCAATAGTCATTGCTTCATTACCGCTGTAAGCAAGAGCATTGTAGTTAACTTTCTGTACGTAGCAACCATAGCACTCCCAAGTTTCTAAAACTGTTGGAGTTGTTGCGCCGTTACCACCGTCTAACATTTCAATACGCATTGTGAACTTATAGTCACCGCCTGAAGCCGCTGAACTTTGTTCAAAGAAGTCGTATTGTTTCTGCATTTGTTCGCCAACTAGCTTAGATACAGCGCCAGTTACGTCATCACGTAACTTAACACTGAATGCTTGCCATGTTGGTTTACCAGCATAGTGAATTGTTGAGTTGTAAACTTCTAACTTTTGATCGGCAAAATCGACGCTTGGACGAGCTGCCTCAGTTACTTGTTTTGTTAGTTCTGTAGTACCTGCTGATACGCCAAAGTTTTCAAATGAAACTCTAAAGCGATACTTTAGCTTAGGCATCAACATACCTTGTGAGGCTGCTGATTGTCCTGAAGCTAACGGTACTGTGAATCTACTTAATGATGCGATTGACATATTTTATGCTCCGTTTATATTAACCTAGACCTTTGATCTCGCCAGTATTTTTCAAGCGTAATGGAATGTAAATGAATTCCACTGCTTTTACTGGTTCGATAGCAACGTCTAAGTATAGCTCGTTACGATCAATTCTAGCTGGTGTGTTATTACTTGTATCGCACACTACTAGGTAGTCGTATAGGGCACGTTGTCCTACTAATTCTAACAATAGGCTTTCTGCCGCACCTTTAATTTCATCACGTGTGATTTTATCGTTTGGTTCAAACACATATGGTTTTGCCAACTGTGCAAACTGACGACGCAAGTAAACTACTAAACGTGCTACGTTAATACGATCTAATGCACTTGCGTTCTTAGCACGAGTATATTGACCATAGTTAACTAAGCCTGTTCCTGTAATGAATGTAATTGGGTTAACTTTAACGCTAGCTAATGTGTCACGTTGTCCGTTATTCAATGCAACTGACTTAAACTCACCTTCGCTAGTAATATAACCAACTGCTGTTGCGTTAGTAATACCACCACGGCGTGTACCTGCTGGTGCAAACCATGGATAAGAAACATTATCGCTTAGAGCGATTGTACGTAAAATCATGTGGCTTGGTGGAACAGCAATGTTGTTACCAATGTTATCACTTGTGTATCCCCATGGATAGAAGAATGCCAAGTACTCATCGCTTGATACAAGACCTAAATCGTTGTCTTCAAGAGCACCGTTAACGTTATTACCCCAATTGCTTAATGTTGTAGCATCTGGATGTAAGCGAGCTGGTGTATCAGCAACAACAAACGCAGTCAATCCACGATCGTAGTTCAATGAAACCATTTCGCCTACTAACTCAGGATAACCTGGAGTAGCAATTAAGTTAAACACACGTGATTCTTCATCACGGATTTGTTGGTTGCTGTTAACAAGAGCTTGTAGCTTCTGAATAACAACCTTACGTTGTGCCTTATGGCCAAAACAACCTGATCCGTCTTCATTGTTAGCGGCTTCGCTAACCCAACGATGTGGATAGTATTCGCTCATTGACTCACCGCTATTGTAACGATGATTATCAGCTAGAATGTCTACGTAGTTGCGTACAAAACGCTTAACGTTAAATCCTGAACGACGTAGATTCCACAACAACATACCTTTTGGATATAGTGCAGGATCTGGTGCGTCAAAGTCTAAGAAGTTGTCGCTTAACAATTCTGCGATTGTTGAAGCATCAGCATTACCCTTTGCCGCCGCTGTTGTCCAACGTGCGTCATGGAATAAAATACCTTCTTCTGTTGACTGGTCGCTATTGTCAACTAGAATCCATTTCTTAGTCAAGTAGTTGTACTTGTAAAGTCTTGGGAAGTTTTCTAAATCGCTAGTGTCAATCCACAAATCACCGTTAGCTAATGCTGTGCCATCACTTTGTACAGTTGGCTTGCTAGCACTAACAATTGGACCTGCTGGGTCTGTTGTTGTGCCGCCTACTTGATTTTGTGTATAGTTTAAGTAACCAACCCAATGTGTACCGTTGTGGATCATAATATCCACTTCATCGATCATTGAGTTATACCATAACTGTCCGTCCATTGAAATTGTCGATGGAGCATGTGCGCTCGGTACAGCAAATCCGCTACCACCAATTGTTTCAGCCCACAAACTTGCAACATACTTGTGTGCGTTGTTTGCATCGCTTGGATCTGGGTACAAGTTTGATGCGCCAGCAATTAATGTACCTAATGTAAATTTCTCTGCTGGATCAGTTAATGTTACAGTACCTGGGTTAGCCGCACTACCTGTATCAGTAAATGTTAGTGTACCGCTTACGCTTGATGTAAGTGGTAGGCTTAATGAAATAGTTTGGCTTGCACCTGAACCTGTAACACCTGTAACTTTTGTGTTTGCTTGGATTCCAGATCCACCGTTTGTAACAACCATACCAACATAAATTGGATTAGTTGGAATTGTGCTTAGTGTAATAGTACTTGTTGTTCCGGCACCAGTACCAGTTGCTGTACCAGTTGCTGGCTTAACTAATGTAACTGTTGGTGCTGTTGTATAACCGTTACCAGCATTAGTGATTAGATAGTTAGTAATAACACCACTAGCTACTACTGGAGTAATAACTGCTTGTGTTCCGTGTGCTAAATCTGGTGCAGTAACTGAAACACGTAAGCCTGCTGAATAATCATGTCCTTGTGCGCCAAGTGCTACGGCAGCAACACCAGACTGGCCAGCATCGTTATCAACAATTCTAAAGTCGCCACCATTTTTGTGGCTGATTGTAACGATACCAGTTGCTGGATCATAATCAGCAATGATATATGTAAATCCTGCGGCATTAATTCTATTTGATAATGTTTCACCATCAGTACCATCACCAGCAGTTACAAACTCAATTTGTTGTGGTGCTGTCATTGTACCATCTTTTAAACTTTCGCTAATAGTGAATCTGATATCATCACCGGCTACCATAGTTTTCATGCTAGTAGTTGATACTTTAGTAGCACCTACGCCTGTACGTACAAACAATTTAAAGTTAGCATACGCTGGAGTTTCTTCAGCAGTATTGTATTGAACATACAACTGACCTAAGCCTAAATTAATACCGCCGCCAGTTGGATCAATACCAGCTAAGGCTGCTTGATTTGTAGGATATAGTGGTGCTGCCTTTTCTTCCCATGCGCTAGTTGCTGAATTATAACGTTTAACAATCCAACGTGCGCCTAAGTTAGGCTGTGTTGTTTTAACCCATACAGAACCAGTTGCGCGACCATTTGCAACTACAGTCTTATCAAAATCTGTAATCTTAAATGATGGAATTTGTGTATGGCTCTGCATTGCTAGTTGAGGAGCTTTGTAAGTTTTTTCTGCTAAACCTACATCACCTGCTAGTGCTCCAACAATAGTGATATCAACACCTGTTGAAAATAATTCTAGTTTACCGTTGATAACTGCGGCTGTAACACCGTCAATTGCCGCTGTATTAATTTTACTTGCTAGGTCAGCAATATTAGATGGATTAGCAATTAATGTATTATTAATAGTGAATGTATCTGCATTGCTTAGGTCTGGACTACTAATTGTACCTGAAGCAGTTGGCCAGCTTGCTGTCCACTCAGGACCGCCTACATCTACCCATACGCCGCCTGGAGTATCAGTAGCCGCTTTCTTGTACCATAGTACATTTAGTGTTGAAACTGCTACAATAGCATAATCGCCAATAGCGCCTAAACTTGCTTTTGGAGCACCTGTTTGTGCATCAACTTTAGCAGTATCATTAACTACTAATGGATATTTTACTGTAAATGTTTGTCCGCCAGTTACACTTGCAGGAGCCGCATTCCACTCAAAAATACCAAACTTGGTGTTAGCTGTGTCAAACCAGAATGTACCATCATCTGGCATACCAGCTGGAGCATCTGCTAATGGATCTAACTGAGCTAGGTCAATATCAGCACGTACAACATAAGCACGATTGCTTACGCCTAAGTAGCTGTATGCCGCTTGTAGACCATACTCGTTTTGCTCGCCAGCGTGTACTGGATTGTTATTGGCATCAGTTTTGAATACTGGTGTACCAAATGTATCTGATAAATCTTTCTGGCTTGTTAACAAGTAAACATTACCAGCGTTAGCTGCCAATGTACCTGGAGCAGTACCAGTGCCTGCGCCATTCTGCTTACTTTCAGCAGAAGCAACGATAATTAAAGGTGTTGTACCTGGGGCTGCAGGGGTATAAAAACTCTCGTCAATTACCGTTACTGCTACGCCTGGTGAACTTAGTTGGGCCATTTGTTGATCTCCGTGAATACTAATTCTATATGTATTTATAGGTTTTGGACGTTTTAGGCTTGTAATAGCCGACCAAAAAGGTTTCAAAAAGGCTTAAATATTCGCATGAGACCTTTGTGTAACTGCGGAAGAGCACCAGTCGCGATTAATTACTATAAACTAGGCAAGCCTTTTTATAGGAGTCAGTGCGGGCTATGCATCAAGGGTGTTAAACAGCCAAGATGGCAAACTGCCGGCTACAAAATGAAAACCGCATGTGATAAATGCGGTTTCAAATCACTGTTTAAAGAAGTGTTTAATGTATATCATGTAGACGGCGATTTAAACAATTGCCGTCATACTAATCTTAAGACGGTGTGTGCGAACTGTCAGCGATTACTTCACCGAGAGGGAGCGAAGTGGAAGCAGGGTGATCTTGTACCAGATCTTTAACCTTAGCAAACAAGTCATCAATAGTAGTGTCGTTAGTTAAAGTAGCATCAAACTTAGTACCTACCCAGGCTGTTTCACTAGCGTGAATATTCAGCTTTGACATACGACCACTTGCTAATGCCCAATTAGTACACTTAGGGCCAGCGTTCATATCAGCGGCATCACGGTACCATTCAGGATCGTCACCACGTTTTACACGGATAACAATACCGCCTGCTTCTTTAATTGACTTAATTTCATTAGGAAAACGACAGTCACTAATAACAATGTCGTCTTTACTGTTACGGAGTTTGTTTTCTAGACTTGCAATCCATATATCATCATGGAATGCTTTGCGACATACTTCTGTACCCCAGTATTGTAGTACCCAACGAGGAGTAATATCCATTCCTAAACGCTCTGACCACCATGCATCTTTTTGTTCACGCCATTCGCGGGCTTGTTTTGTGCGTCCTTCTAGCATGGTTCTATCCCAACCAAACACTTGGGCAACTGCGTCTTTCAAACTGTTAGCAAACGATTCTCGTCGGAAACCGTGAAAGTTAGTAAGATAATCGGCAATAGTATCCTTGCCAGAACCAATAAAACCGCAGACGCCTATAATCATGTAGATCTCCTAAAGATGCTACAGTATATAACAGTTTTGTTACAAGGTCAAATTATTTCTTAGCCAATAATAAAGGTTAATGGTGTGCCACCTGCAACCATATTGTCAACTTCTTTGTCTAAGTTAGTCAATTCTTCCTTACCGGCTGATAATAGTGCGGCACCATTTAACGTGATTCCGCCTGATCCTGGCCCAGCAATAGAACCAAACTTTGAACGTGCTTCACCGAGCATCATCTTACAAACTGCAAGAGTGTAATCACGTAGCCATTGTTTTGCATAGATATCTTGTAGTAATACAAAATCTGGGCGATAGTTATGGCAACGGATTAGAATTTGTTCGCCCTGAGCAAAGGGACGTTGTAAGATTGTTAAAATATGGCTTGTTGGCTTCCATTTAAATTCGATATAACTACCGAACATTTTACCAACAAGTTTTTGGTATCCAGAAAACAACTCATAAGTTGCTAGTCCGCCCATCATAGAACCTGATAGTAAGTAGCTGTTTGTGTACGCCAAGTTGAATGGTTCGAACAATGTTCCACCTGCACCTAAACCGCTACGTGAGCCTACTGAACGTCTAAAAATACTTTGTACTTCTACGACTTCATCGGGCAATCTATACTCGTTAACGTCTTGTTCTAGCTCTAAAAACATGTAACTTTCTTCTACAGAGTTTGAGCTCTTTTGACGGAAACGATTAATGGCGCGATCAAGGGCTGTTTCATAGTGCTTAGGGTCAAGCTCTACTTCAACCATGCCGTCGCCCAGCATGTCTTTTACGTATTCAAAGACTTTATTACGTTCTATTGTGCTGTCTGACTTATTAGGGTCTTGTGGATAATTATCGGCCATTTTTAGTTCTCCAACTATATTTAGCTGGCGATAAATATCATTATGCCACGATTATCTTTATACAAGCCCGAACGAGGGCAAGACTACAAGTTTATAGACCGTCAAATTTCGGAAATGTTCCAAGTTGGCGGTACAGACGTGTACTTGCACAAATACATTGGTCCTATGGATCCTACAGACCCTACACAAACGTTAGGAGTTACTGGAATTCAGGACGTAGTTTTTCTTGAAAATCGTGATAGAAAATACGACCAAGAAATTTACAGAATTCGCGGGTTGTATAATGTACAGAACATTGACTTTAACCTAAGCGCATTTGGTCTGTTTATTGATCAAGACACATTATTCATGACCGTACATATTAATGATTTTATCAAATATGTTGGTCGTAAACCTATCAGCGGTGACGTTATTGAGTTGCCGCATTTACGTGATACGTTTGCACTTAATGATAGCGACATATCATTACCACGTTATTATGTAATTGAAGACGTAGGTCGTGCGTCAGAAGGATTTAGCTCTACGTGGTATCCACATCTATACAGATTAAAGATTAAGAAAATTACCAATAGTCAACAGTTTGCTGATATTCTTAACAAGCCAGCTCTTGACAGCAACGGTGATCCAGCTCCTAATGGCCAGACACTAAACGATTTGCTATCAACTTACAATAAAGAAATTGCAATTAACAATGCAGTACTTTCAGAAGCTGAAGCAAATGCGCCGCAAAGTGGATATGAGACTAGACAGTTTTATACATTAGGTGTAGACGACACCGGTAAGACAACATTAAAAACTGTTGATGCTGTAGATCCATTACTTGATGCCAGCAACGTTGGATACAATGCTAGTGCTACAGAAGGCAAAGCATTAAAAACTGGATACACTGGTTATCTTGTTGGTGATGGTATACCTCAAAATGGTTATGCATTTGGTCACGGTATACAATTTCCAGACGGCGCGGCAGAAGATGATTTCTTTTTGCGTACTGACTTTTTACCAAATAGATTGTTCCGCTTCGATGGCGCACGTTGGGTCAAAGTTGAAGATGCTGTACGTATGACAATGACTAATAATGATGATCGTCAAACATATAAGACTGGCTTCATTAATAATAGCGAATACATCTATAATGATATTATTGATACTGATATAGTTAGATGCACTGCTGGTCAATTTGTTATTGATACAAATATTGATTATAAAACTTCTACATATATATTCTTTAAACTTGAAACAACTACAGCAGGATATGAAGTTAACGGAAGTGTCATTACAAATCACTTAGGCAAGGTTAGAATCACACTACCTATTATTAAAAATGAACAACAAGTTATTCCGTATGACGGATTATGGAATTTACAGTTATGCAATAATAGAGAAGCTGTAAAACAAAGTCTATCTAAGGCTTTAAAATATAAACCAGAGGCAGACTTTTAATGCAATTCTTTTACGACGGACAAATTAGACGATACCTTGTACAGACTATCAGAGTGTTTAGCAACTTTGTAGTTAAGTATGGGGATGGCTCGTTGCATCAAATTCCAGTTATGTACGGTGATCAAGACAGACAAGTTGCATCTATTGTTAGACAAAACAGCGAAAATGTTATTAGTAGTGCTCCTCGCATTGCCATTTATATTAGTGCGTTAGACATTGATCGTGAACGCATGGGCGATGCTACTTATGTTGGCAAAGTACATATTAGAGAGCGCGATATTGTTGACGGACAATACACTGAAGGTCAAGGAAAGAATTATACAGTTGAACGTTTAATGCCAACTCCATTTAAGTTAACATTAAAAGTAGATATTTGGTCAACTAGTGCTGAACAAAAATTACAAATACTTGAACAAATTCTTGTGTTGTTTAATCCAAGTTTAGAATTACAAACTACAGACAACTATATTGACTGGACTAGTTTAAGTGTATTAAATCTTGCTAGCATTAATTGGGATAGTCGTCAAGTTCCAGTCGGCAATGAAAGCCCAATTAGCATTGCTACACTAACAGTTGATGCTCCTATATGGATTAGCCCGCCTGTTAAAGTTAAACATCTTGGTGTTATTACTAGTATCATTACTAGTATGAATAGTGATATTAATGTAACTACTGACGGATACATTGATGGCCTTGGAGTTTCACTAAGTGGTGACACAATTACCTTGTCAAGTGTAATTGCCAAAGGTACTACAGTGCCTGGCGGGTTTCAGTTATCGGTATATAATGATCGTACTGGAGTTGGGTCAGCGGTATTGTTAGGTAAGAATGAAAATGTATTGCCTGCACACGCCCTTGAAGTGCCAAAGCGTCAAGGGCCGCCAATTACATGGGACACTTTATTAGGTCAGTATCCTGGAAAATTCCATTCTGGATCAAGTAGATTATTCTTAACACAACCAAATGGTGTTGATGTAGTAGGAACGGTAGCACTTAATCCGCTTGACAATACTGTGTTAACTGTAAACTGGGACCGAGATACAATTAATTCAAATGTAGACTTAACTGCATATAACGGATATACTAGTGTTAGAAATACTCCAGGTAATTTTGATGCTATTATTGATCCGCAAAAAGTTTATCCAGGGCAAGGTATGCAGAACGTAGTAGCTGGCGATCGTTTCTTAATCATTGAAGATATTGGTTCTCCAGTAAACGAGTTTGATAATGATTATACTGGCCAAGCTGGAACACCGGCCGCTAACGGCCCTGATGCTTGGAAATCTAATAGTGGTGTTGATTTTATTGCAAAAGCAAACGACATTATTGAATGGGATGGAAATAGCTGGCGCATTATATTTGAGGCCGCTCAAGAATCTGAGAGACTAGTCTATCAAACGAATATATACACTGGAGTTCAGTACATGTGGAATGGTATCCAATGGAAAAAGAGCTTTGAAGGTGAATATAAAGCGGGCCAATGGAGAATAGAACTGTAAAAGATCGTATTGTTTGTAGCGGAGCACTTGTCTACGCTAAAAGCACACGGCGTTTTTTATTAGTTCAAAAGGCAACTGGCAAGCATAAAGGCACTTGGGGCCTAGTAGGTGGTACTACTATAGAAGGTGAAAATCCTTGGCAGGGCCTACAGCGTGAAATAGAAGAAGAAATTGGTTTCATGCCCGCTATCATCAAAACAATTCCCCTTGAAACATTTGTTAGTAACGATAAAGTTTTTAACTTTCATACATATCTGTGTGTAGTAGAAGATGAATTCCTACCAACATTAAGTGATGAACATATTGCTTGGGCATGGTCAACAATAGACTATGCTCCTAAACCGTTACATCAGGGGTTGCGTAATAGTTTTAGTTCAAAAACAATCCGTACAAAATTACAAACTGTATTTGATTTAGTGGAGTTAATTTAATGTTTAGCTGGTTTAAGAAAAAGAAAAGCTGGGTAAGATTTTATTCGCTTGACCAAAACGTAGCAACAATCTATCCAGTTATAAAAAATACACTTGTTGAACGAGACTGGAATGGTCTAGGTAATATAGATCGCAATCGTCCCGAACAAGGAAATCAAACTGTATTAAATTGTCCTGCAATCAAACAAATTAATAGAGCCGGGTATGTTATTTGTGCGCCTGCTGATTTTATTATTAAGACCGGTAAAGGTCCTACTGAAATATCGTGGGAACACCCGTTTGCATTTAAACGCCATAGTGACAAGTATACGTTTGGTGGAACTGATTATTACATTAGCTGGCACAGTCCTCCTCAAGTTGAACCACTAATACCACGTGAATGTCCACATAGCAATCAACAGTTCCATCATAGCGGAATTAAAGTTGAAACTCCATGGCGTGTTAAAGCCAGTGACGATATTGTATTCCTACAAATTCCAGTGACGTATACTAATGAAGAACGTTTTACTGCGGCTATTGGTATTGTTGATCCACGCTATATGCATGCCGTTAGTGTACAGCTATTTTGGCATGTCACCGAAGGCGAGACATTAGTTAAAGCAGGCACACCACTTGTACAGTATGTGCCAGTTAGCAGAGAATTACTCAACAGCAAAAATGTAGAATTTATTGTTGATAGTGCTAATGATGTTGATCGTGAAGTTGAAGATGCGTATGTGTTTTCAAATCACAGTCGTTTTCCTAAAACAGATACAGTTGGCAATAAAATTAGAATTATTACTGACCTGTTTAACTATTTTAGAAACAAATATCCTAAAAATAAAATTTAAAGTTTAAGGCGAGTTAGCGGATCTACGTTAACATCTCCGCCTACAAACGTATTAAACGACAAACTTAATCTTGGCTTATCACCAAGATACTCATCAACCATATGTTCTACGTTGCTAGGAAATATTAGCATAGTGCCTGCTTCTGGCGCAACTGACCAGCTACGTGAATTATACAAATTAGATTCAACAATATTATACTCAACTGTATCATACTGACTTGTTATAAATTTAATGCGGCCGCTGTCGCCTTCGCTGTCAATATAAACTACTCCCGATAGGATACTATTAGGATGCCAGTGTCTGTGATGGCTTTGACCTTTTTCTGTTTTATTAAACCAACTTTCAGTAACATACATTTTTACATTAGGACTTGCACCCATAATTCCGTAAAAATATTCTATAAGATTATCAGAAATTTGATTAGCAAACTAAGTTAATGCAGGATCATCTAAAACATTTTGAGATTCACTAATCCAGTTTTGATAATTTTTTGCCCATTTAATGCTAGACAAATCTACTTTAGAAACGTCTAAGTGTGTTTTAAAAATTGGCTTTGAAAACAAAGGCCATAGTTGCTTTTCGGACATAGTTCCTCTCAGGTCTGCAGATTATCTGCGTGTATAATGATATATATTAAACTACAAAAAAACTTCGAGAAGAACTGACTATGATAAACTCAATTTGTGTACTAGGTGGCGGCAATGCTGGTTTAATGAATGCATTGTATCTTAAATCATCTATTCCACATCTAAATATTACATTAGTTAAGTCCAATAAGATTGGAACTATTGGTGTTGGCGAAGGATCTACCGAACACTGGACACGATTTGCCAATGCTGTTGGAATTAATTTTATAGAACTAATCGAGCATTGCGGCGCAACTATTAAAACTGGTATTAAATTTGAAAACTGGCACGGCGACGGTACTAGTTTTTATCACAGCCTGCCGGAGGACTTTGTATGGATGGATCCGCATACTGGTGCAACACATACTTTGATGCGATTAATTGCAGATGGCATTAAAGCTGAAGATATGCATTGGAAACTAGTCCTTGAAGACAATATGGTAATGGAACCATTAACTGACTACTATCAGTTTCACTTTGACAGTGAAAAACTAAATTCATATTTAGAAAAACTATGTGTTGCACGTGGTATAAAAGTTGTCGAAGCTGAAGTTGTTGATTGTATATTAGATTCTGACGGATTTGTCAAATCAATAGTTGACTCTAATAATCAACAGTATGCCGCGGACTTTTTTATTGATAGTAGCGGATTTAAAAGAGTTATATCGTCTAAATTAGGTGCTACTTGGGTTGATTGGTCAGCACACTTACCAATGAATAGTGCAGTGGCATTTCAAACTACTGATCAAGATGACATCCCAGTGTACACTCTAGCAAAGGCTATGGATAGCGGGTGGGCGTGGCGTAGTCCCGTTCAAGGACGGTTTGGCAACGGATATGTGTTCAGTGATCAATTTATTACTGAAGATCAAGCAATCGCAGAAATACAAACACATTATAAAAATACTATCAACATTGGTAGGAAGATTAACTTTACATCGGGAAAAGTAAATAAGGTTTGGATTAAAAATTGCGTTAGCGTTGGTCTTAGCAGTAATTTTGTCGAGCCGCTTGAGGCTAGCAGTATTTCAACTACTATTCAACAATCAAGATTATTAGCTTCTGCACTATGGAATTGGCATCGTAATGATACTGCAACTATTACTGAATACAATCGAGTGTTTGATGATATGATGTTTAACGTCCTCGACTTTATTCAGTTACATTATTTTACACAACGAGAAGATACAGAGTTTTGGCGCTGGTGTAAACACGATATAAAAATGACAGAGTTCAATAAAGAAAATTTAGAAAACTTTAAAACAAATTTTATCAATCAGGTATTATTGCCTGAAGACGGGACTATGTCCTTGTTTAGAATTTATGATTGTCTAAACTGGGCACAAGTTATGCATGGGTTAAGAATGTTTGATACTGCTAAAATTAAAGAGCTGTATGAAACACAATACGGACAAAGATATAGAGCATGGTGTGAAAATAATATGAAACAAATGCACGGGTCGACTACAGAGGGTCGGATAAAACATAAAGAAGCTATTGATCTTGTCAAACAGAGATTAAAAGGAATAGAATACTCACTATGATTAATTCAGTTTGCATATTAGGTGGTGGCACTAGCGGGTTAGTTACTGCGTTAATGTTACGTAAGGCGTGGCCTAACCTTAAAATTACTATGATTGAAAGTTCAAAATTAGGAATCATCGGGGTTGGAGAAGGCTCAACAGAACACTGGCGTGTGTTTATGCGGCATGTTGATATTGACATATTCTCATTAGTTAGAGAAACTGGAGCTACATTTAAAATAGGTATTAAGTTCACTGATTGGAATGGTGATGGAAAAAGCTATTTCCATAGTTTATCTGAGCAGTACGGATCAGTATCAAAGGTACACGGACTACCATTTACCTGGTTGCGAATGATTGGCGAGGATTGGGATCCATTGGACACTATGTGGAAGAAGGCGCAAGACGGTTATCACATCGAACCCGTGCATGACATACTAAGCCAATATCATTTTGATACTAATAAACTTAATGACTTTTTACATAGGGTGTGTAAAGAACGAAAGATTACAATTATAGACACTGAAGTTGAAGATGTTATCCTTGACGAAGATGGATATGTTAAAGAGTTAGTTGACGTAACAGGTACACACCACGCCTATGAATTTTATGTTGACTGTAGTGGGTTTAAAAGAATTATTGGTAGCAAGTTAGGAGCAAAGTGGGTTGATTGTTCTAAGCAATTACCTATGAATAGTGCTATTGCGTTTCCAACAGACTATACTGAAGTTATACCTCCCTACACGGAAGCGACTGCATTAAGTAGTGGATGGGTATGGCGCATACCTACACAAGACCGATACGGCAATGGATATGTGTTTTGTGATGAGTTTATGAATGAAACTCAAGCCTACGATGAAGTATCACAACACTATAAAGATAAATTAGGTATTGAGAAATCACTTAGCATTGGCAAAAAAGTTAAGTTTAGTGCAGGCTATGTAGAAAACTATTGGATTAAAAATTGTGTCATGGTTGGGTTAAGTGGTATATTTGTTGAACCGCTTGAAGCAAGCAGTATAGGTACTACTATTCAACAAGCATCTATGCTGTTGCCTGATTTATTCTTTTATGAACGTGGCGAAGAACTAACTGCCGAACGCTACAATAAACATATGAAAATTATTTCAGAAAATATTGTAGATTTTATACAGTTACATTATTTTACCAAACGTGATAACAGTGAGTTCTGGCGTTGGTGTAAAAACGAAATTGTTCCTACTGAATTTAATGCAAAATATTTAGAATATTTTAAGAAAGGTTATCCAAACATTAACTTGTTTAATCAACCTATGATATTATTTTCATTCTTAAATTTTGGTCAAGTAATGCACGGGCTAGGTATGTTTGATAACGAATATATCAAACAAAAATATGAAGCTCACATGGGGGCGCACTCATTAGACACTGATCGATTTATGAAAGCAACTAAGTTAAGCGATGAGAATGATACGTTCTTTTCGCACAGAGAAGCATTGAATATAATTAAAGAAAGAGATAAGGCACATGTATACAAATTCTAAAGTTGTTGTATTAGGAGGCGGTACAGCAGGATGGCTAACTGCTTTGTTTGTTAGACGCAACTGGCCAAAGGCAGAAGTTGTTGTTATTGAAGATCCTAATCGTCCTCCAATTATTGCCGGCGAAAGCGGTAGTACTACATTTGTAACGCTATTAAAACATTTAAAAATTGACACTAATGATTTTATTCGCCAAGTCAATGCTACACCAAAACTGGGCGGAAAGTTTACTGACTGGAACGGAGTTGGCACAGAATTTATTCATGCTTTGCAAACTGATTATGCTCCTTACCTTAATGGGTGGACTGACTACTTTGAAGAAAACAGAGATGAATTATCTATAGGAACACTAATGTCGTTAATGACCGCTGAAAGTGCAAAAGAACGATACCAGCGTACTATTATTGGCAATAACATTCCAAGTGCAGAAGCATATTTTGCCAACCATTTTATTAAAGAAAACAAAGTACCATTTGGAGCAACTGCGGATATCCCGTGTGTACCTATGTGGCATTTTGAAAGCAGAAGTACTGCGGCTTATCTTAAGAAAATTGGATTAGAAAGAGGTATCACCTTATTAGAAGGCGAATTTCAACAGGC